CCAACATTGCATCTAGTAAACTGATCAATATAGCCGGAAAAGAATTAATAATAAAACGATGTTCAAAATCAGATTCATTCACAACAATCTTTGAAAATGTCCTAACAAGATGTGGTGTAGATCTTTCAATTTTGACTAAAAGCTGTATGAACAACTTTAGTATTAAGGGAGTAGGATATCAAACAAGTACAGAGCGTGAAGGATTTACTAATAAAGCTCAATCTCCATCATGGATATGTGACAAAATTAAGGATTATGATATACTTTTACTTATTGATGAATTTGATTCCATACAAAATAGGGATGATAAACACAAGGTTGCAGAATTAATGAAACTATTAAGTGATTCTAATTCTTCTTTCAAAATATTTGTAGTTGGTATTGCAGAGTCTGCAGAAGAATTGACAGCAGGACATCCTTCAATTCAAAGATGCTTAAAAGAAATTAAGCTCTCAAAAATGTCATTAAGAGAACTTGTAGATATTATTAATAGTGGTTCTGCGAAATTAGGACTCAATTTTACGAGAGATGCCAAATTTCGTATTTGCAGGTTGAGTTCTGGATATCCACATTTTACTCATCTTATAGCATTAAAAGCTGCAGAGACAGCTATTGTCAATGAGGTGAAAGATATTGATATAGAACAGGTTAATAATGCCATAGAAAGATCTATAAGCGATTGTGAGAATTCATTGCGACAATCTTACGAAGAAACAGTAAAATCATCTTCTACAATGGTTGTATATCGAAAAGTTTTATATGCAACAGCTGTGTGTTACGATGAATTTATTCGAAGTAAAGATATTAAATTTGTGTTTAATTTTATCTTTAATGAAGATATTACACAACAAAGATTGAACCAATATCTAAGCAAACTTGTTTCCAATTCAAATGATAAAATACTCAGAAGATTAACAAAAGGAGTTTATAGATTTACTGATCCACGAATGAGCTCCTACATACGTTTAGTACAGTCAGATATGTATTCTGATAAAGAAGAAAGTATTTATTCTAGAAAAAAGAGTGAATCAGCTTAAAAAAACAACATTATGATCCAATGCAAAATTATTTCAGGAACGTCATTTTCAGAAGTTGAGAAAATGGTTAATCGTTTTTTAATATTAAATAAAATTGAAAAGATTATCCAAATTGTGAGTCTAAGTGATGATCAATATGTTGCAATGGCAATATATTATGAAGTAAAAAACTAAAAAAGAGATATATAATCAAACTGTACATAAAGCTTGATATCCATAAATATTAAGACAATATACAATTAATAAGAAGTAATCAAATCTATCTCTTATTAATTGTATATTGTCTTTTCCCAATCATCCAGCACAGTTACATCCCACCGCGGAAGATCCGGCTTAATATAGGTAACAGACCTGCCATACACGGAGAAACTTTTTCCAATAAACTCATCAATAGCTTCATCTTCCCCTTTTTGAAAACAGATATTCATAAAGATATGCATTTCATCCCAGTTGGTTGGCCCAATAAACAAAGATTCAATGAGCCTACCTTTAACTGGAGCACCGACAACCTGGTCTTTTATTCGCTCAATGAGAGCAATTGCTTCTTCAAATGTCATATAAATAATTTTAGAACAAAGATAGCAAAAAGACAACTATTCTCTGTCATTCAATATACGATCTATTTTTGCAGAAAACTTTCAATACGACTTCATAGAGATTTGGTATCCCCCACTACACTTCTACTAAAAAAGATATTTCCTTAGTTCTTCGATTGCCTGTGATGCGCTTCGGACTACCACGTACTTATTACGGCAACTTTCAGCCTGTTTTTGAAACTCTTTTTGATATTCTGATTGTTTCCCCACCTTCGTTTTAAACTCTATACAGAGAGAAGCAAAACCCTTTTTGGGAATAAGTACGATCACATCAGAAACACCAGGCTTTACTCCTTGACGTTTCAGGTTAGCAGCTTCACGTATATGACGGCTTCCACCGTTCGGAACGGCAAATATAAGTTTGTCAGGTATATTAGGGAAATATAGAGGAATAAGTTTAAAAAACTCTGTTTGTATGCGAGCTTCCTCGTTATTATGTACTTCTTTTGAACGTGGAGGATTACGCTGATCTGCATAGCAATTATAACACATAAAGTCGGTACCAGTTTTAATAACCGATACCGTTTCTCTTCCACATAAAATGCACTTTTTTTTAGTCATTATTCAAAATAAGCTAAATTGTATTGGTCTTCTACCTACTACTGCTATCGTTCTCTCATGAATCGGGCACTGCGAAGCATAGGGACATCTCCCTGACATAGCAGAAAGATGCGCTCCATGCCATTCATCCCAATCTGTTACATTATTAGCAGAGAGGAAAGTTATCAGTTTCATGCAGCAGAAGCCACGTTCTTTCTCTTGACCTCCTGCAACTTCGAATAATCCATTACTCTGTGGACGTTTCATTCAATTCTATAATTGTTATTCGTTAATCTTATTCCACTCACTCTCCATTATCACATACCCGCACTTATTGCA